AAGGTTGTACACTTTACTCATATGCACAACCTTCCGCACAAATGGAATCTATACTCAAGCTTCGTCTGAATCGTAGATCAACTTAGCAGCAAGATACAACGCTTCAAGCGGAGATTCAGCCTGACGTATTGCTTTCTTCTGTTCTGTAGTCGCACCCTTGACTACATCTTTCTGAAACACCGCGAGCTTGACCTTGAACGCAAAGTCTTTATTTGAGTCATCGGTCACAACAAGTTTACGAATCATTTCATTTTCAAGTTCAGACTGCTCTTCTTCAAACACAGATCTTGCATATCGTGTAATCGCTTTTCTTTCGAGCTCTTGTTGCTCTACAGTATTCTTACGAATCTTTTCAAGAGTAATTTGCTTTAAAAGATCTTTGTATTCTGGAGACTGATCACCCGCTTCGATCAGAGTATCAAAGGTAGAACCATCAGGTCTTTCAAGAAATACATTGATCTCTGTCTCTTGAGTATTATTGAAAAATGCTGTTACAACAATGTTACCTTGAATAATAATTTTTAACTCTTGTTTAGACGTAATATAAATGTACGGACAGTACTAATACTTCCGTTCGGAACTTCTTGTGTAAAATACGTATCGCCATCTTGATCTTGAATATACCGAGAAGCTGTTTGTCTTGTGTCAGTGATTGATTGACCTTTTTGAGTACCTGACCCGTTAATGTTATAACTGAGTCGATAACCGGTTGCGTTTCTTGCCGTATATCTTACACCGCTCTCCATCAATGGATCAAACTCAGCGCTTGTGAATGGTCTTAGTGCATCACCACCTTGTGTAATTCTTAATGGATATATCAGCGCGTTTCCTGGCGATACTTCTGGAACAGGTGGTGTATCGAATCGGTGAAGAAACCAATCTTCAACTGTCGTCTCAGAGCCAGACGTATCAAAAGGAACATCTTCATTCGTGCTATAATCTGCGTTGTTTCGAGTATCGCGAAACACTCTGTCTGATGAAACTAGAGTCGTATCTGAAGGAGCCTGGCCACTCTTGTAGACAGCAAATGTTCCACCAACAGATGTAATGTCCTCAGAAGATGATGTTAATGAGTCAATTGCAGGTCCCCAGATAGTATCGATCATATCTTGAAGATCACAGGCTTGAATATCTGTTCCGTCCAAAAATACCGGAAATGCAATATCGTTTGCGTCAGACGGTGCTGATTGAGACTCAGTCGCTTCGTTGAGATGCGCTACAGTGTTTGTAATTTCTTGAACATCAGGTGTATCACCTGCACTTCGAAAAGATGAGCTGGTACTGACGGCTGAGCCTGGAACAAGAAAGCTATTAACTAAATTGCCGAGTGATCCACCACTCACGACTCTTTGTAGACTGACCGGAATATTAAGTGCAAATTCTCTGACGGCTAGTTTTTTTAGTGCATCCATCTCTGCAGATGTCATCTCTTGAATGTCGTCATCATTACGTAATTTTAAAAATGTTCTCACTGCCATAATTTATGATCCTGCGCCAAAGATAGTCTTAATTGCAGACCCTCCAGAGTTATATATGATAAGCGTTTGTACGTTTTTAAGTTTATCGGCCGATACTGCGTCATTAGCAAGTTCTGCTTCAATAACACCGCCGTCTTTGATTGTCACTGCTCCACCTGATACCGCGAAATTATCAGAGCTAAAAACAGCGACACCTTTATTTGTAGTCGATGCGTTTTCACCACTAATTACACCAGCGGCAAGATCGATGCCTTCGCCAGCAGAGAAATGTGCTCTTACCTCAGATGCCGAAGGACCTGTATATGTATACTTACCAGTCGCTGAGTCATAAGCAAATGATCCATCGCCACCAGCATCGTTAACACTAAATACACTGCGAATCTCTGTATTTGTTACACGATCAAATGTAAAGACACCACCGGTTGAGTCGTATGACAGATCGCCGAATCCCGTACCACTATTGACTCCTGTAAGACCACCTCGTGCTGTTGCGACTAAACTACCAGAAACATCTGTCAGACTTGAATCAAGATTTGTAAGTATTGAAAAGACTGTAAGTATGCCGTCAGCAACCGTCTTGGCACCGTTGATGGTTCCTCGCATTGAGTCAAGATCACCTAGATCGGAATCGTTTTCATCTAGACGAATTCCTTGAACTACTTGCTCTAATCCTAATGAGTCTGCTCTATCTGTAAGTGTAGAGAAATGATTTTGAAATAGTGTATAGTTAGAATCTGTAATGCCAATCAACTCACTATAATGTGATTGCATCAGAGTAAAGTCAGAATCAGTACTTGCAGTGTTGACAGTTAAGGCAGAATCAACAAGATTAATAGCAGATACCAGATCACTGGCCGATCGATTCAGCTGAGAGATCGTACCAACTTTATTAACAGCAGTAACAACGTCACTGTCATTGTTCAGAAGGAATGCAGCATCTCCAAGATCTCCGGAGATCTCGTTTGTCTTTGAGACAAGTGCAGATACCTGATCTGATAAGTTAATTATGGTGATTGCCATTTGAAACCTCTAGTATTTGTCTGAGTAGATTCTTAATCTCTTGGACGTCTTGCTTAAGAGAATCTACATCAGACGTTAACGTCTCTGTTTTTTCTTTTTCTTCTTGCCAGAGTTTTTTACGACCCCGTGCACGTTTAATCTCATTATTATTTATATTCAAAATGGCACCCGACACCTTGTCGCGTACAAGATTCGGGTTGCCGTCAACTCTTGCATACTTTGCCATTATGTCGCCAGTGCAATTACTCTTAGATCTTGAATGACCGGTGCATCTGATGCGTTATAACTATTCATCACGATCTTCACCTGGAAGACTGTGAATGGATCTAAGTTACCAGCCACTCCACCCGCAAGAAATTCGTATTGTCTAAATGTTGTACCATCGTCGTCAGCCGGTAAGTCAGCTTCAGGTTCTACGTCTACCCAGTTCTGTGTATCGAGTACATCATCTGTAGAACCAGTCTTGACATACACTTCAAAGTTTGCCGCGGTTGGTCTATTTGCCGCGAACAGAATCTTGAGTCCGACCGCTTGTTCTTCAAGTGTTACCTGATTCGTGATGTGTTTAGCAGAAGCAGATCCTGATGTCGGATGAGTTTCTGGCACAAATGACAGTGGAATATTAAATCCATCAGCCGCGGCAGAGTCTTGATTATCAATAATGTTCTCAAAGGCTGTCAAGTTTGCTCTTTGCATATCAATGACCGGTGATACTTTTGTATCAGATGTTGAAAGATTCAACAACAAAGAGAATGATTTATTGCCAGAAGCTGAGATCGTAGAGTTCGAATCACTTGCAATCAGCTGAGTTGTTGTGGTATCATTAAACTCATTCAATGTGATTGAGCTAAAGTCAGCATCTTTTGCATATGCTCCGTTCACCGCTGCTTCTCTTGCTCCTTGAATATCGCCAAATGACGCACCCTCGGTCTGTTTTACTGATGCAGTAAGTGTTGTACTCTGAGGAGTAAGAGTAGCGACTGTCGGAATAAATGTATTGTACATGATATTCTTCGAAGCAACAATACCATCACCACCAAGTCTTAGTGTAGAGCTACCAGTTGCTCCTTCACCAGCGCCAATCTTATATCCAGTATGATCTACAGCTGTAACTAATCTTGTGCCGTTGATTGCAGATCCTGGAATGCCAGCGTAACTATCAGCATCGTCAAGACCAGAAATAAACACGCGGTCATTAAGCACAAATCCATGTCCTTCGTGGAAGACTCTTACGTCCGAGTCTCCATTAGTGATCAAGAGAGGATTATTTCTTAATAATTCATTTGGCACCGAAGCATTTTCGAGCAAAGCATTTGCCGAAGTTTCAAACTCGGCTCTAAAGAGCTCAAACATCAAATCGGCACTCTGATCAGGAGTCCATGTAGACGCGTTTTGAGATAAAAACAATGAACCAAGCGTCGGTTGTCTTGTCACGCGTGCTTCAGTTGAGCCAAGAACAAAGTCGTAAATTTCTGCGAGATAAACCGTATACGCAGTTGATTCTGCTTTTACAACAAACGAGTATTCTTGGCCTGGAGCAAGATAAACTGGTTCTTCGAACTCAAAATCAGTTGGCTCTGCTCTTACGTTTGCTAAGTTTTCTGGATTATTTGGAAGGAATACTTCACCAGGACTCTTAAATACAACTGATCCTGGAAGTGGAGTGCCTGTTGGCACTCCGTTTTCCATCGGTCTGATTTGTACTTCAACTGGAATATTGTCGTCTTTAGTAGCAAAATATAGTCGAATTTTACTTAAGAAAACGCCACCTGGATTCTCACGTTGATCGATCCTAAACGATTGCGCGAGTGGATCAGATCCAGTATCGTCTCTTCCACCTCGATCTTCTTCTCTTCGATTAATAGTAGTAAGATCGATTTGGCGAGTAGATCGAATGGTTCTTTGTACAGTTTCTATTGTACCAGTAGAGAGAAATGTTGCCCTAGTTAAAGATGTAGAGTTTGCTTCATCATCAATCGATATATCAAGAAGTTTAAATTCTTGTTCACCAGTTCTAAATTTAAGTGATACAGTGCTTGGAATTACAAACGATCCAATGATTGTACCATCAGAATCTGATACTAAGTTCGTCGACCCGTCTGGGTGACCTGACAAATTTGTGTAAGTATTGCCTACGTCTGTTCCGTCTTCAACAAACCTTGTAAATGTTGATTCTTCTCGAGTCCAGTCAGCAATAGAAACACCTCCAAAGAACGGGAAGAACCGAGTGTTTGGACGTAAACCTCTTGATCGAAACGCAACTTTTATCGATCTCATAAATGGAATAATTGATATGTCAATGACTCGTGTGCCGACCAACTCTCGAATTATTCGACTGTCAGTTACAACCTGAACGCTGTTACCTACTGGTCGGCCGAACCACGAGTTTCTCCAAGTAGCTAAGTTGTTGGTTGTAGTTCGTGTACCAACATTTCGAGTAATAGTTCCACCATCGATGATATTATCAGGCGCAAATTCTGTTTCTACCCACGTATCAGACGCTGGTGAAAGATCTGTATGTCCAGTCTGTGTAATTACCGCGAATGGATTAACGTTGATCGTTGCAGTTGCGAGATTTTGATTAATTAAAGAAACATTAGAGAATGGTAATACTAAGAAGTCTCCCTTTCTTGCAACTGTATTTGTCGCTTCGTCTGAATCATAAACTAATCGAATTGCGTTTGGATACTGCTGAGGCTTTAAGACATTCTCGGCTGGATCAATTGCTGCGCGATACTCTTCACGCGATGCATCTGAAAATGCATAATCTTTAAAGTTATCAGCTAAGAAACCAGCTTTTGTTCTTGATAAACCCGCCGAGTCTAATACCTCAAATGATGAAGTATTAAGCTCAAGTAAGCTCAATGTAGTAAGTTCTTGCAAGTTATCAAGACGTCTTTCAAGTGTTGCGATATCTTTCATAGTGAATCGCTTGTTTGTATAGAAAGACGTCTCAATGTCTGAATCATTCAGTGTAAATGGATTCAGTGTAATATCATAAAGAGGAATAGAACCGGTCGGTGTTTCTGGTAAACGTGGGTCAAGATCAGGTACACCTTGAATTAACTGAACAGCACCTCTACCAAATCTACCATCTCTTGAATTCTCTACAGATGCAACAAGTCTGTCTTTACGTGCCTGGAAATATTCAACGGTACCAGTGATCGCATCGGTGTTTTGCGGAAGTGGATTAATAATTCCTTCAGAACCAGTAAAACCACCAGACGTATCTTGAACTGGTCTAAAGTCAAGCACATCACGAAGGTTAATTGTTTCACCATTATTCTTACGATGATTCGGAATATCTTCGTAATCGACAACACCGTCGTACGAATTAACCGAGAAGAAGTCGCCAGTTGCACCATGAGTAAAGTGGTCGAACTTAACAAATATATTACCAGACGGAATACTTACTCCACCACGTTCAATCAATCGGCCTTTCGCATAGAAGTTGTCTCGTTGACCATTATCAAAGATAAAGTTAGTTGAAAGATCTGCACCGTCTGAGTCTGTCTGCTTAACAGCTCTTAGACGAAAGATATCAGATGTACCAAGATCAATGAATCGATTACCTGATCCGTCTGAATCAGCGGCCGTAGGCCAAGAAACAGTTAGTGTCTCGTTTGCGTTCAAAGACTTAGTTCTTTCCGCTACACTACTTTTAATAACATATGCAAGTAGAATATAGTTAGTTGAAGGATCCAATCCAGAAAAATCAGCCTGTGTGTTACCTGCACCCAGTGTAATTGTCGGATTTGCAATCGCACCAGACTCTTCGGTCACGACCCATTGAAACTGATCAGTAAACGTAAATCCAGATCCAGCCGCCTGACCAGTCTTATTACCAGCTCCGTCAGTTGTGAATGTATATCTCTTTTGAATTGTAAGAGACGTCATACTCACACCAGTAGAACTCGGTCTAGAGTTCGGCAATGGGAACAACAAAGAGTTGTTTGCTGTCGACTTTAACTGAGCGATACCATCTTCCAAAACAACATTGACATAGTCGTTTGAGTCGTTACCAAAACTTCTTACATTTCTGAAAGAAGCACCTGTGTTCATTTGCACATCAAACAAATAATAGTTATGGTTAGCACCGTCTTCTTGTACAGCACGCACTCTTGCTGTTCCAAGCTCAGTACCGGCAAAACTTGAATCATTCATCAGACTAATCTGATCAAATGTAGCGATGTTCGGTACACCTTTATTATCCGATGCGTCACCTACAATAAAGTTACCGTACTGAGCAATGACGTTCTGACTTGTCAAAGAGACAGTGTCTTGAGCTTTTGGTAGCGTAATGTTAGTGACCGGAATATTCAGCCTGTAGCCATCAACGTACGCTGTACCAGGTGAAACTTCAACGTTTAAATTTGAATCGTTAAGATCATCAAAGCTAGCGATGAATGGTCTTACAACATAGTCACCTGATTCTTCTTTTGTGCGAAGAGCTAGGACCGCGTTGATCTGATTGTAAGCATCATCACCACTGGCCTGATCAATAATGATACCATCATTGACGCGTGCGATGTACACGAAGTTATCATCTGAGTTAATCTCATCTCTTGTTGTAAGAGTCAGACGAATACGATACCGATCAGCACCAGGCGATGCGATATTTGGCGAAGCTCCTTGGTTATCATAAAGAGCCGCATCATCATCCTCGGAGACCACCGTCTCAACGACAAGAAAACCTACGTCAACTGTAGGTGTCGGTGAATACTTAGAGATAATTTCTGTCTGTTTCTCAGCAAAGACAAAATGGCCTTGTACAAAATAGTCACCAGATTCGACCGATGCGGTAGCACCACGACCGGTTGCATCAGCCGAAGCAACTTTCAGATCAGTAATTCCAGTACCTTCAAGCTCAGCGCCGTTTGGTACACGAATCGCATCAGTTCCAGATATACCGGCAGAAGTGTCAGTGTATCTTACGTACAGTGTTGCGGGATCACCATCAGCTGCTTCAACGACTTGAAGCACTCTTACCTTAATTGCAGGGTTCGGAGCTTTAACAGTCAGTTCTAATCCGACTAGATCATTCGGATTTGACGGAAGTGGGTTTAAGGTCGTATCAAGCTTAATGAACTCGTACGTCGTATTGATTGTGACATTACCGGCTCTAACAATAGCACCCTCTCTAAAGATGTTCGAACCGAATCGTTCCATCTCTTTATTGATGATTGTTTGCATCTGCGTAAGCTCACGAGCTTGAAGAGCTCGACCTGCGTTAAACAAGATGCGATGATAGTTATCACTATCTCGAAAATCATCGCGGTACGTTGTTGAGAATGTAGTATCAGTTAGAGTTGTTGCCATTGTTTAACCTTAGAGTCTGATAATAGCTTTAATGTCTTCCACTTGGTCTTCTGATCGAACAATACGTGTTCTATTTTCGATATAAAGGACCTCACCACTATGCGCATCCACGGGTGAGTGAAGATCTGCATCAAAGATTGTACCTGTTCCGGTACCATCTGATTCGTTAATTGTTTCTGCGTCTTGGAACGCAATAAATCCTGTATCTTCGTTCTGATGATAATAGATCAAGTCTGAATCAATATCATTGATGTAAGCCGCTGCATTTGATGCAACGCCTCTGATTAATTTATCAACTGTAAAACTAGATGCCAGACCATTCATCTTCATGTAACGAAGAGCTCGACCAGAAAGATCGGTAAAAAGAGCGTCTGAATCATAGATCTCTAGATTACGAAAAACGCCGATTTGCCTAAAGTCATTATCTACCAAGAATGAACCACCTTCAGTTCCGTCTGGCTTAATGTTTAGCATAATTGCATTTGCTTTCAGATCTTCTCGAGGATCTGCACCGACACCGTCAAGCATCGAGAGGACCGGACGAGCTGTTGCTCCAGTGCCTCCGCCTCCACTGATATCAATTGACGCATAGTCGTAATTAGCACCCATTGCAGCTGATTCGTTATTCATCTCGATCTTAACAACAGAACCACCCGCAATAAACGCAGTGGCCTCGCCACCAGTTCCGTTACCATTAATTGTAACTGTGGGAGCAGATGAGTAACCAGATCCACCGGCGGTCAATGTAACATTGAGAATCTGACCTGGCGTAGTATTCTTTTGAATCGCAAGTTGCTGCAACTCAAATGTGTTGAGTCCAGCGGAGTCACCGTAGTTATCCCACTCAACTTTTTCAATAGGGAAAAATCCAGCTGATAAAAAGTTCGCGGCTTTTGTTGCTGAAAGCGCATACATAAACTTCCAACGGTATCCATCAGAATTTTCAAAAGCTTGAAGCTGAGTCACGCCTGCATCAGTAAAACTTGGCTTCACGGTAGATGTATTTGCAACTCCATTTGCATTCTTACCTTGTTGAATACAAATATAGACTTCATTATCTTCGGTCAACACATAATATGAATTTTGTGGAATACCGACTGAAGAATCGTTATAACCATTATAGATTGAACCTGAAGTCCAATTAAATCTTGGAACAACAAAAGAAGCTGCGGCAACTTTCTTGACCGACTGCAAATTATTTCTTAACTCTCTTTCTTCTCGACGAGTTCTACTTGGATCAACAACTGTATCAAGATCGTTATAAGTGTCACCCTTACCGATTCCAATATAGTATTCGTTTGTGTCATTACCGTCATTGACTTCTTCTAGAAAGTTATACGCGATCTTTCTTCTCAGAGAGTCAGTTACAATAGCTGTCATTTCTTCTTCCTATTAAGATATTGTCAGGTCGCTGTCCACGCCCATGAGATACCAGTTAGTTCCATCCCAGATACACTGTGCCGCAGCAAACTGTGGAAGTGCAAAAGATGATCCTTGAGCAAATGCTGTCGGAGTAATTGTCGCTGTTCCAGCACCCTTGTTCGTAAAGTATTTAAACTCACCAGTCACGTCACCAGAATCAAGTGCCAAAGCAAGAGCGGATCCTTTATTACAAATAACATACGTGGTAGTCGCTGAAACCGTACCGTTTGTCGATACCTCAACAGAGTTGTAAGCTGATTTACCAAGAGTCACTGCACCAGATCCCTTTGGAATCAAGTTGAGACTTACGTTTGTGTCTGTACCAGTTGCACTTACTGTTGGCTTGTTACCGGTCGCAGCATTTGTAACAGTAATCTCATTGACAGCAGTTGTGGCTGCAGTCAACTTAATAATTTCATTTCCGTTACTATCATTGAGACCAGTTCCGACGCTTGGTGAATTTATTGTCGGTGATGTAAGTGTCTTATTTGTAAGTGTTTGAGTCGCTGCGTCAAGTACTACAAACCCATCTGCGTCTGGAAGTCTTGCAATTCGATCAGCTGTTACGTCAGCCGTCGTGAGCCGCATCTCAAAATCGTCTGCAGTCGCACCTTCAAAAGCAATTGCGCTATCTTCAAGAGTCACGCGAGACGCAAGAACGTCGGAGTCTCCTCCAAGCTTTTGATAAACTTCTACAAAGTTTTGATTGATCTTTTGAGCTGCTTGACGAAGAGTATCACCCGTTCCGTCGTTGGCAGCTGCACCAGTATCAAGTACTTGTCTAGTCATTGTGCACCTGTTTAAAATCGATAATTTTATTTATATCAGATCGCTGAGTCTGAAGTGTAACGTGTGAACATTGTATTGTCGATAGTCTCGAGATCGAGAGATAGATCTGGACCAATGCTGTCTGCGCTGTCGTCCATAGTGAACGAGTTCGGTGTAACCAAAGAAGCAATGTCGTCGTAGAATCTTCCGATCTCTGTGACAGTAAGATCTCCATAATTCTCGATCGGCTCGTCGACACGTACACGAATTTGTGTGCCATCCGACTCGAGCAATGCTGTTGTTTCCGAGAATGGAGCTGTGACCGTAATGATACCTTCTTCTGCAAGAATCAATCCACCCGCTGAATCCAATGGATCCGTTGAAAGAGCTTCAAGATCTAATTCAACGGTACCTTCGGTAGATACCTGCCCACGAAAATGCCAACCGGCCGGATGTACAAACTTATTGTAAAGTGTCTGATAGTCTTCTACTGATAAACCAATCTTGACAAGAATTGAAAAGACTTGGTATAACTCATCATCTTGAATAAACTTTTGAGATTCGTACCCGATGTTTGATTCATTGACAATAAACATCTGCTCTTTTGGAAACTCAATCGTGACTTCTTCGTTAAAGAACGCTCGAAAGAAACCTTCGGCAGAAACAAGTGTACCTTTTGACGTATAAAAGTTTGACAATAACTTAGCCATCAGTCTTGGTTCTTGGAAGAACGAAGAAACCTGAAGACCGTTGCCGATTTCTCTTACAATCTGATCGAGATTATCAGCAGATGTTTGTTGGATATCTCGAACATTAAACAGATTTCGTATCTGAGTATTGAACGATTGATCACCAGAGCTATCAAGAAATTCATAGTACTTTTCTAGAAACGTAATCAGCGTCGGATAGTCTTGAGCAAAGTGCTCTGGTAAGACTTCCTTTACCTTTGGCTGATGCAGATTAAAATTTCTGCGGTTTGTGTCACTGAGAATGTGTGTCATCGAAGAACCGTGTTCGTTGTCTGGAAATCAATTGCACCTTGAGCAAACGAAAGACTTTCGTCAATGTTGATGATATAATTTCTTAACGGCGCAATTGTTCCTTGATTTGCCGGTGTCACGGTAACTTTGACTGCTGATCCTTCAAAGGCTGATGGATTGAATCCTCGAATATTAACGGTAGCATTAGCAGGATTATATGAGCCGACATTATCTTTTAACACTGTTCCGGCCGGTGTAACAACCTGAAGCTTTGTGTTATTTAATTGATTTCGAATAAGTGCTGTCTGATCAGCAAACGTAAATTCAGTTGTTTGTACGCGATGGTTAACATCATCCGGTGAAGCAAGAGCCGCTGGAAAATCAAGTGTATAGTCTGCGAGTACATTCAACGTCGGTGTAAATCGTTGCTGCATCTTGACAGTCATGATAGAATCAAGTACGGCAGGTGAAAAGTTATCAACTAAAGATAATACATTTGATCTTCGAAAGATACCACCAAATCGATTTAAGTTGTCTGTAAAATATTGAGCCACGATTCCTTGAACATCTGTCTCAGTGGTCTGTAGAGAAGCACCCGCTAAGTCAGGGTTAAAGTTAAATCGAGTCTCACACTGTAAGAACGTTGTCTGTGGATCAGTAAACTCGGTGCCGATCGACATGATTGAAAGGTTATCAGTCAGGTTTGTAACAATATTGTCCTTTGTCACCTGTTTCACAGCTTCTGACAGGTTATCTACAAATTTAAGAGACACATACACCTTACCGTACTCAGGTGGCACGTTGTCTTGTCCGCCCCAAGCAGCCACGTCCGTAATGACAGATGAAAAGTTAGCAAGAATCAATGCTTTGTAGTCTTCGGCAGTGACAAGTCGTTGTTGAGCCGCAAAGGCTAACGGTGCGTTCAATTTAATCGATGCGATTGATTCTTTTTCTGCACCACCCGCAGACTGAGAAACAAGAGTTGCGTTCAGTGTATAGTCAACGCCGTCAATTCCAACTTGATCATCAGCAACGAACACTTTTCCGCCGTTTGCATCTGGTCCTACAGTCTGAAG